ACACTTCCCGCAAGTCCAAGGAATCAACCTTTCGACGGCGGACGCACTCCTAATCCTTGAAGCACATTTGAAATGAGTGAAGATCCAATCGTTGTTGCGTATGGTGGCGGTGTAAATTCAACCGCAATGCTCATTGGAATGAGAGACAGATCAATTGCGCCAAAGCTGATTTTGTTCGCTGATACGGGCGGTGAAAAACCTGAAACATACGAGTGTCTTGGGTTGATGTCAGATTGGTGTTCTCGTGAATTTGGCATTCCAATTGTAACGGTTTCGTTCAGAAGCGAAAAGCACGGGTACGAAACACTTGAGCAGGAATGCTTGGGTTCAAAAACACTTCCATCCATTGCCTACGGATACAAACGATGCAGCCAAAAATGGAAGATTGGCCCACAAGACAAATACGTAAACAACCTGGCTTGGGCTCAGGATTACTGGAAGTCCGGGAATCTCATAATCAAAGCGATTGGATACGATGCCCAAGAAGAAAGGCGGGCGAAGATTTCGTCCAATGAGAAATACAAGTTTTGGTATCCTCTGATTGAGTGGGGGATGTGGCGCGAGGAATGCGTAGAGCTTTGTGAAAAAAACAAAATCAAGACATCCAAATCGTCGTGCTTCTTTTGCCCATCAATGAGGTATCGTGAAATTCTAGACCTTCACAAAAACAACAAACCCCTATTGGAAAGGGCGCTGGAGATCGAGAAAAATGCTGAGACTCATACGGTGAAAGGTCTTGGCAGGTCTTTTTCTTGGAGAAGTTTTGTGGACGAGATTGAGTCTGGTTCTATTTTTGACGATCCAAAATACAATCATCCACCAGAAATCCCGTGCGGCTGTTACGACGGAGAATAAAATGAGTACCGAATCAAAAACACGTTCATGTGGAAGCGGATTCATGGGGATGCTGTTCCTCCTGTTCCTAACACTCAAGCTCACCAACGTCATCGACTGGTCGTGGTGGTGGGTTACTGCCCCATTGTGGGGCGGAATCGCCATCTTCTTGGCTGCCGCACTAATACTGCTTATCTTCGCCGCAATCGTTGCAATCTTCTCAAAATGAACCCACCAAAAACCGGAACCGAACTTCGACGCGAAGCCCTCAAGATGGTTGAGGACTGCGTGTGCAAGAACCGTCAGAACACATACGGAGACGCTGCGGACAACTTTGCGGACATTGCCGCCATGGCGAACATCGCGCTGAGCAACAAGCTGTCAAAGCCTTTGGACGGTCTTGACGTGGCCATATTCTCAGCGTGCATCAAGCTTGCCAGATGCAAGGAGTCTCCAAGACACCCGGACAATCTTGTGGACCTAGCCGGTTACGCCGTGTGCGGGCTTGGTATCATCCTCCGCGAGCGGGAGCAGTGGCCAAACGGAATTCCTGATGTCGATTACCAGAAGATGCACGAACTCTCTGAAAAACTCGGGAAATAAACTTGATCCACCCGCGAGGTGGTTCATAAATAGGTGGTCAAAAGGAATATGGACTACAAGACATTCATTCAATCAAAGAAGAAGGCTTTCGAGCCTGTTGGAATCGAGCCGCAAGAACCAAACCCAATTCTGTTCCCGTTTCAGCGGGACATCGTGAAGTGGGCTCTTCGTCGTGGTCGCGCTTGCATTTGGGCGGATTGCGGGCTTGGAAAGAGCTTCATGCAATTGGAGTGGGCAAAGCAGATCCCGGGATACGTTCTCATCGTCGCTCCACTTGGCGTTGCTCTTCAAACTGCAAACGAAGAAGCCCCCAAACTTGGACTCCTCGCAAAATACTGCCGGGACATGTCTGAGGTTGAACCGGGAATCACCGTTTGCAACTACGAGATGCTTCACAAGTTCGACGCATCAAAATTCAACGGCGTCGTGCTGGACGAATCGAGCGCCATCAAGCACAAGGACTCGGCCACGCGGAACATGATCCTTGAGATGTTTGACCGCACACCGTTCAAGCTGGCATGCACCGCAACACCCGCCCCAAACGATCACATGGAACTCGGGAATCACGCTCAGTTTGTTGGAGCAATGACGCTCACCGAAATGCTCTCCATGTACTTTGTGCATGACGGCGGTGAGACTCAGAAGTGGCGTCTCAAGGGTCACGCTGAATCCAAGTTCTGGGAGTGGGTTGCGTCTTGGGCTGTTATGCTCAGGAAGCCTTCTGATCTAGGGTACGATGACGGTGATTTCATCCTGCCAAAACTCAACATTGAGCAGGTTTCGGTTCAATCTAAAGCATCGACGGAGGATCTGTTTGCGACCGAGGCGAAAACGCTTGTTGAGCGCCGTAAAGCCCGCAGAGACAGCATTGAGGACCGCGTCGAGTTGTGCGCCAAGCTGGTTCGAGAAACCAACGAAGAACAGTGCATCGTGTGGTGCGGGCTCAACAACGAGGGCGACGCCTGCGAAAAGGCGATCGACGGCGCTGTTCAGGTTTCCGGGTCCGACTCGATTGAATTCAAGGAGGAAGCGATCAAGAACTTCCGCAGTGGAAAGATTCGCGTCCTCATCAGCAAGGTATCCATTTTTGGATTCGGGCTCAATCTTCAGAACTGTCGCAACGTGTTCTTCCTCGGGCTCTCTGATTCGTTCGAGGAGTATTACCAAGCCATCCGCCGAAACTGGAGATTTGGGCAGAAGAAGGAGGTGAATGCCAAGATCATCACATCCACCGCTGAAGGTGCCGTTGTGAAGAATATCACACGGAAGGAAGCGGACGCCGAGAAGATGGCCCGCGAAATGGTTTCTTATATGCACTCAATCAACGAACAAAACATCAAGAAGATCCAGGTATTGGAATCTGAGAAACGAAACGAAACCGTCCACCGTGGGAAAGATTTTGAGGTTCATCTTGGAGACTGTGTGGATGTGGTTGGAAAACTGCCCAACGATTCAATCGACTTCACCATTTATTCTCCGCCGTTCAGCTCGCTGTACGTGTACAGCAACAGCGACCGGGACATGGGTAACTCGGCGTCAGATGAGGAGTTCCATAAACACTTCGCGTTTCTTGCAAAGGAACTGTTCCGAGTAACGCAACCGGGGCGGCTCATGTCATTTCACTGCATGAATCTCCCAACATCCAAGGTGCGAGACGGGTTCATTGGTATTCGCGATTTCCGTGGAGAGTTGATCCGATTGTTCGAGTCGTGTGGGTTTATTTTCCACTCCGAGGTCTGCATTTGGAAAGACCCTGTTACGGCGATGCAGCGCACAAAGGCGCTTGGGCTGCTCCATAAGCAGATGGTCAAGGATTCGTGCATGAGCCGACAAGGAATACCGGACTACCTCGTGACGATGCGTAAGCCGGGTGAAAACACAAAGCCTGTTAATGGAGAGCTTGATCGTTGGATTGGAGATGAGTCGTTCAAGAGCAATGGTAAGCTGTCAATCGACCTGTGGCAGCGTTACGCGTCCCCTGTGTGGATGGATATTCGCCCAAGTAGAACTCTACAAAAGGGTTCAGCTCGCGATGAAAAAGACGAGCGCCATATTTGCCCGCTTCAACTGGATGTAATCGAACGCGCCCTTGAGCTTTGGAGCAACCCTGGCGATACGGTTCTATCCCCATTCACTGGAATTGGATCTGAGGGCTATTGCGCCTTGCAGATGGGGCGCAAGTTTATCGGCGCTGAACTCAAGGAATCCTACTGGAAGCAGGCAGTTCTCAATTTAGAACGGGCTAGGTCTGAAAAGATCGACAATGTTTTTGATCTTGCGGAGGCAACCTGTGAGTGACCATTGGATTCAAACGTACACAGGGAGAAAGTTCTACCCACTGTCCCCGCGAGTGGAGGACATTGACATTGTTGACATCGCACATGCGCTCAGTCAGAAGTGCCGATTCACGGGCCACTGTTCAGAGTTTTGGTCGGTCGCCAACCACAGCATCACGGTTGCGGATGAATGCACTGGCAAGAACGCGCTGATTGCACTCATGCACGACGCCACCGAAGCGTACATGCCAGATGTCGCTTCGCCCGTAAAAAGCCTACTGCCTGACGTGATGGAGATGGAAAGGGTGCTTTGGAAGTGCATTGCGGAACGGTTTAACCTTCCACTTGAAATCCCAATTGAAGTGAAGAATGTTGACATGCTGGTTCTGGAATCCGAACGGCGTCGGTTTATGTCCCCAAGCAAGCACGATTGGGGGCTTCCGTCGGGCCGGTTTATCAAGCTGGATCAGAAGCCAGCACACCAAGCAAAGACGCATTTTATTCGCATGTTCACCGCCCTCCAACCATGAGC